CTAGTATCAATCTAATTTTCACTTGAACCTGCCTTCGGCATTTCGTACAATCCACCAGCACAGCGCACCTAGCGGTCATCGCAAATCTCCGCAACGGAAAGCTCCATGTTTACCCTTTCGGTGCGCTGTGTGACTTCCTTGTTAAATTTTACTGTCTTGCATTTCTTACCCACTTGATTAATAATGCGGTTTAGGAGTGCGATGACATGGCACGTAAAAAACCGCCGAAATACAAAGAAAAAAAATATGACATGCTGCCACGGAAAAAGCTAGGCAGGCCGGTAACTTTTAACCAGGATTTAGCCGATAGAATTTGCGATAAAATATCACGGGGAGCATCACTCCGGCAAAGCTGCCGTGAAGAAAAACCACCTATCGATCCTGGCATCGTGTGTAAATGGGTTGTTCACAGTGAATCTTTTTATCAACAATACATGCGGGCGCGGCGCTCTCAGGCTCACTTACACGCCGATGAGCTTGTAGATATTGCTGATGAAAAAGTGATCGATAACGAACGCGCTAGGCGCAGAATCGATACGCGGAAATTCATACTCTCCAAGGTTCTGCCGAAGGTGTACGGCGATAAACTCGAAATCGAGCATAAAGTCGATCCGGTACTGGCGAGCCGGATTAAAGAGGCCCGTAAACGCGCAAAAGAGGCCCGTGTAGACGATGAAAGCGATTAGGGCTGATGCTGACATCGAAACGCAGCTTGTCGCTGACATGGCCGATTTCTATTACAATCCGCTGGGGTGGGCCGAGTACGCTTTCGAGTGGGGTAAGGGTGATCTTGTTGGCCGGAAACTCCGCAGGTGGCAGAAAAAAGCGCTCTGGGATTTAGGCGAGGAACTCAAGAAACGCGATTTCAACGGCATCGATCCGGTCGAACCATGCCAATTCTCAACGGCGAGCGGACATGGCATCGGTAAGTCGGCGCTTGTGGCGATGGTTATCCTGTTCATTATGTCCACCAGGCCGAACGCGAAGGGCATCATCAGCGCAAATACGCTGGCGCAGTTGCAGACGAAAACATGGGCGGAGCTAGGCAAGTGGCACAAGCGATGCATCGTCGGCCACTGGTTCGAGTGGCGAGGCAGCAAGGGCGGGCTGGCATTCTGGGCTAAAACCGCTCCCGATTCGTGGCGCGTTGACGGCCAGACGTGCCGCGAGGAAAATTCAGAGGCGTTCGCCGGACTGCACTCAGCCGATTCCACGCCGTTTTACATCTTCGACGAAGCCTCGGCCATACCTGAAAAGATTTTCGAGGTCGCGCAAGGCGGGCTGACGGACGGTGAGCCGATCATCATGCTGTTCGGCAACCCGACGAGGAACAGCGGGTTCTTCCGCTACACGCACGGCAAATTCAAACACCGATGGAGCACCCGCCAGATTGACAGCCGCGAGGTCGAGGGCACGAACAAAGAGCTATTCAAGCGCTGGATAGAGGATTACGGCGAGGACAGCGATTACGTCCGTGTGCGTGTGAAAGGCATGTTCCCTCGTGCGTCATCCATGCAGTTCATCGATAGCGATTCGGTTTACAAGGCGATGCATCGAGACGCGGGTTTCGACTTCAACGATCCGCTGGTCGTCGGCATCGATATTGCGCGCGGCGGCGATGACAAGGTGGTGATGTACCCGCGCCGCGGCATGGATGCGAAGTCGATCCCGCCTGTGAAGATACCGGGCGAGCTCGTGCGCGATTCCATGCGGCTTATCTCGATCATCACGACGAAGCTCGATGAATGGAAGCCTGATGCGGTGTTCGTTGACGCGACCGGCATCGGCGGGCCTGTCGCTGATCGCCTGCGCCAGCTTGGCTATGTGGTTTACGATGTGAATTTCGGTGGCGAGTCTCCGGTAAAGCGCTGCAAAAACATGGCCGCGTATATGTGGGAGTGTATGAAAGAGGCTATCCGCGCCGGTCTGGCGCTGCCGGAAGATACCGAACTCGAGGAGGAGTTGACGCAGCGCGAATATTGGCATAACGAAAAGGATCAGGTCGTCATGGAGAGCAAGGACGATCTGAAAGAACGCGGGCTTGCTTCGCCTGACACGGCTGATGGACTGGCGCTTACCTACGCGATGGCGATCCAGCGGCAGGAAAACGTGGTGATGAAGTCGCTGCCGGGCATCAGGCGGAAAACGAACGCGCCTATGCATGAAAGCCATGATGTTGATCCGTTGAGGGACGAAGGATGAAGCTGATCGAAAAGAATGAAAAACCCGTTGATGACCGGCGTGAGCGGCTTAAAGCGAAGATACTCGAGACGCGCACATACATCGTCAAGGTAAGGCAGGGCAAAACGCAGGAACAGGTGATGCGCGAACTCGAAGCAAGGCGAAAACTATGACACAGTTTGAATGCACCACGCTTGCAATAGCCTTTGTTGCCGTGCGCGATTCATGGCTCCCGACTTTTATTTTCAGTGATGCCGAGTGTACACAAATAGCGCAGATTGCAAACAGGCTGTCCGAACTGCCGAAGGATCGATTCAACCCGAACTGCGCTGGAACAGCGTGAAGGAGCAACACCATGAGCGAAAAAACATCAAAGAAGGTAGCTGCTAAATCCGGGCGTATGCTGGCGAACGGCGAAGTGCTGATCGCGCAGGCGAAGCGTATCCAGCGTGAAATGCATGAATTCATCGAATTCTTTGAAGTCGCGATGTCATCGGCGGGGAGCGCGCTGACGCAGCGGGAAAAGGAAAAAGAATAACATGCCGGTCATCGAGGCGTACCCTGAGCGGACTGAGACGGCGGTGCATCCTGCGCTGAGTTACCCCCGCGTCGATGAACTGGAATTCTTCATCCGCGACACCACGCTCGGCGACATGGAGGAGATACTCGATGCCGCGCGCGAATTCTTCGAGGAGTCGAACTTCGCTGAGTCCGGGCTGACGGTTGACCTCGAGAATTACCGGCGCACGGTGACGCAATACTGGCGGCTTGCATCGGTGAAGTCGTTTCTCGCCCGCCGCGTCCAGGACAATGAACTGCTCGGCTACGTGCATGTGTACTGCCAGAAAGATTACACGGTCGAACTTATCGGCGAGACGTTTCAGTTTTACGTCCGCAAAGATGCGCGCGGCTCGCTCGTCGGTCGTGCGCTCGTCGAGGCTGCCTGCCGACAATTCGATGAGTGGGGATGCGCGCGGTCGTACGTTGACTGCTCGCCGGGAATGCAAAATGAAAAACATTTGCAGACATTTATCAATCTTTGGGGTAAATTCGGATTCAAGCAAATTGGCATAACGATGGTCAGGGGAGTAAAAAAACATGGGAAGCAAAGCGCCTAGCCCGCAGATAATTCAACCTACTGCGGCTCCTCCGCCTCCGCCTGATCCCGCTCCCATCGAAGCCGACAAGCGCGTTGCCGATTCAGCCGAAAAAGCGCGTGCAAGGGCGCAGGCGCGGGCTTCGGCATCGAACGCGATACTCACTAGCCCGCTCGGTATCACCCAGCAGGCGGCAACCGGGAAACTCAAGCTAGGAATTTAAGCGGATGGCCGGATACCAGGCAGGCAGCAAGCCTCGACCGAAGCAGGGCAGGCCGGATTTATACCAGAAAACGCCGCTGCAACTGGCGCACGCACGCTTCGAGGCGGCGAAAAGCGAGCGCACGAGTACATGGGATTCGCATTACCGGGAGTTGGCAGAGAATTATCTGCCGTGGAAATCGCGTTTTATGTCATCCGACCGCAATCGCGGACAGAAGCGCGGCAGCAAGATAATCAACGGCATCGGTAAAAAGAGCGCGCGCATTCTGGCAAGCGGCATGTCGGCCGGCCTGACTTCGCAGGCCCGCCCGTGGTTCAACCTCGAGACGTTTGATCCCGACCTGATGGAATACCAGCCGGTGAAGGAGTGGCTCGAACTGGTCGAGCAGCGCTTAAGCCTGATTCTCGCGCGGTCGAATTTCTATCAGACGTTGCCCAGCGTGTATCTCGAGCTCGGCGTGTTCGGCACGGGATGTTTCTCGATCATGGATGATTACGAGGACATCATCATCACGCAGCCTTACACGGTCGGCGAATATTTCCTGATGCAGGATGACCGGCGCCAGATAAACGGATTCGGTCGCGAATTTGAAATCACCGTCGAAAACGTGGTCGAATGGTTTGAGTACGAGAATTGCTCGATTCAGGTGCAGGATCAATACGACCGTGGCGAGTATGACAAGTGGGTGAAGGTGCGCCACCTAGTCGAGTCAAACCGTGACGGAAAGATCGACCTCGGCATGGGCAACGACCGCCCGTTCCGGCAGTTATATTGGGAAGCGGCGGCGTATGAAAAAGACAGCACGGCATCGTTCCTCGAAGCGCGCGGGATGCATGAATTCCCGATCATCGGCTCGCGCTGGGATTTAAATTCCGGCGATATTTACGGCAACGGCCCCGGCATGGATGGGCTGGGTGACTGCAAGCAGACGCAGGTCATGGAAAAACGCAAGCTCACGCAACTCGAACTGGCGAACAAGCCGACGATGCGCGGGCCTGCAAGCATGAAAAACGAGCGTTCGTCGATCCTGCCCGGCACGCTGACGTATGAGCCGAACGAATCGACAAAGCGCTACGAACCTGCGTTTCAGGTAAATACCGACATCAGGCATCTGACCGCCGAAATCATGCGGAAAGAGCAGGACATCGGAGAATTTTTTTACACGAACCTGTTTCAGGCGCTTATCAACGACGAGCGTAACCAGCGCGCGACCGCACGCGAGGTTGCCGAAGTGCATGAAGAAAAGCTGTTGATGCTCGGGCCGGTGATCGGGCGGGTGAATTACGAGCAGAACGATAAAGCGATCGCCCGCGTGTTCGGGCTTGCCAGCCGCGCGCAGGTGATTCCGCCTCCGCCGAAGGAAATGCAGGGTTCGCCGGTCGCGGTGAAATACGTTTCCATACTCGCGCAGGCGCAGCGCCTTATCGATGTCGGCACGCTCGAGCGCACAGCGGCGTTTACCGCGTCTATGTCGGCGGCCTTCCCGTATGTCCTCGATAAATTCGACGGCGATATCGCGATGGATAAATACCAGGAAATCACCGGCGCGCCGGTCGGGTTGATCCGCTCAAAGGAACAGGTTACGGAGATACGCACGAAGAAAGCGCAGGATCAGGAAATGCAGAATCAGGCGGTGTTGGCACAACAGGGCGTCGAGACGGCGAAATCGCTTTCGGAGACTAGTACCTCTGGCGGGAACGCACTTTCTGATATATTAGGGATTTAATGCTTAACCACTTAACTGAGGAGTAACGTCATGAGTTCATTTTCAAAATCGTTTACCGCTACCGGATCGGGTACGGCTATATCGGTACCGCATAATTCTTTTTATGCGTACAGCCTGTCCGGCACCTTTGTCGGCACGCTGATCCTTGAACGCAGCCTCGATGCAGGCTCGACATGGGACACCATCGTCACTAAAACCGCCGCGGCATCCGACACGCTGCTTGCCGATCATCCCGACAAGGATTCGGCGCTCTACCGCTGGCGCTGCTCGGCCTATACATCAGGCACGGCGGTTGCGGTCGTCACTGAAAACCCGACTAGGACACGCGATTTACTGATCCCTGCCGCTGTTTGCAGCAAGGTCGGTGCCGGTGCGGGCTTCGTTGTAGGCGCTGCATCGAACATCGCTCTGGCGACTGTTCCCGCTTCGCAGACGGCCTCGACGCTGGTCACTCCGGTTCAAGGTTTGAATGTCGGTGACACCATCACGGCCTTCCACGCAATCGGCCAGATTGAATCCGCCGGTGGCGCGGTGACGGTCGATGTCGAGTTGCGTAAGCAAACCTCGGCGGCGGCTGACGTGACCGATGCTTCGGTCGCTTCGATGACGCAGATTTCCGTGGTGGCTGATACCGCCGTGAAGAAATCGGCTTACGAAAAGGTCGGCTTGGGTGAAGTTGTGGTTGCGGGAGATAATTATTATTTCCTCACGACCGTAACGACCGCCGCTTCGACCGATGTTGGCATCCAGGCATTCGGCATCACCGTAAAACCTGTTACGGTGTAGTATGACAAGACCCGCAGATGTCGTTGACCCTAACGAGTTGATGCCGGAGCGCGTAGATTTAGGCGATCCGGCCTCGGTGAAGGAGCGCGATAAAGCGCTTAAACTTCTTGCCGAGCAACAGGGCAACGACATCCGCGAGGTCATGGGAACCATGCAGGGGAGGCGATTCCTGTGGCGGTTATTATCCGAATGTAATATATTCGCAGCATGTGAGACTGCATTTGATGAAGGCGCAAGGCGCAAAGGCTTATGGCTCCTTGACGAAATCGAAAGAACCGATTGCGCCCTGTTCATCGAAATGTGGAAGGAGAATCTTCAAAAACGTAAAGGAGTCATGAAATGACCGATGCACCAGCAAATTCAGCACCAGCCGCCGCCGCACCAGCCGCCGCCGCACCAGCGGCAACACCAGCGAATACACCCCCCGCAGCGAGCCCGGCAAGTCCTGCTGCGGCCCCTGCCGGTGACAAGCCAGCGATTAACGCCGATGCGCTAAAAATAAACGATGCGCTCGCGAAACCAGATGCCGATGCCAAAAAAGCCCCAGACCAGGGTGATGGCAAAGGCGATGCTCCCGGTGAAAAGAAGGAAGGCGCGGAGCAGGCCGAGAAGAAAGAGGGCGAAGAAGGCAAAGATGCCGACAAAAAAGCCCCCGAGTATTCGGAGTTCAAACTTCCCGAGGGTTATCAGGCGATACCTGAAAACCTCGAATCCGCTACTGCGCTGTTCAAGGAATTAAATTTAAACCAGGACCAGGCGCAGAAAGTCGTTGATAATTTTATCCAAATTCAGGAGCGCATCGAAGCGGGCTGGGTGAAGGATATAAACGATCAGTGGGATACTTTCACCAAAGACGCGGAATTCTACAAAGACGGTAAACTCACCCCTGCGGCAGAGCAGGCTTTCGGGGCTGTGCGTAACCTTTCTGCGAACACTCAGTCGTTCTTCAATTTCCTTAACAAAAACGGAGGGCTTTTCCACCCCGGCTTTGTCGAGCTTACGCGGCTCGTCAGCAAAGGCACGGGCGAGGGCAAATTCCGTGAAGGCAAGGATACGCCGGAGACGAAAAAGGGTGATCCTCAAACATTTTACGCAAAATCCGAACATAAATAAAAAGGAGTTTACCTATGGCCGAACTTGATGACACCAAATTGACGCTGCTCGACTGGCAGAAACGCCAAGACCCTAACGGGATGGTCGCGCAGATTGTCGAAATGATGGCGCAAAAGAACGAAATCCTCATGGATATTCCGTGGACGGAATCGAACGAAGCGACATCACACATGGTCACGACCCGTACTTCGCTGCCAACCGGCACGTATCGCCGCTTGAACGAAGGTGTGTCGAGCTCTAAATCGACAACCGCGCAGTTCCGCGAAACCCTTGCCATGCTGGAAGATTATTCCAAGGTGGATAAGGCCGTGATGAACCTGAACGGCAATGCAGCGGCCTTCCGCGCTTCGGAAGATTCTGCGTTTCTCGAGGGTTTGGCGCAGACGGTGGCAAACCGCCTGTTTTACGGCAATTCGCTTCTTGCTCCCGAAGAATTCGATGGCCTGTCTCCGCGCTATAATGCGTTGTCTGGTATCGAAAACGCCGAGAATATAATCAACGGCGGCGGTTCGGGAACCGACAATACCTCGCTTTGGCTGATCGGCTGGGCTCCTCGTACTATCCACGGGATTTTCCCGAAGGGTGGGCAGGGCGGCTTGCAGGCGAATGACCTCGGCGAAGATACCCTGATCGATGCAAACGGACGCGAATTCCAAGGCTTCCGCACGCATTTCAAATGGGATCATGGTGTTGCCGTCGAAGATTGGCGCTACGCAGTCCGTCTTTGCAATATCGACCTTTCCGATATAGCAACGGCGGGCGATTCGAGTTATTCGGGCATTAACCTGATTAACAAGATGATCGATATGATTTCCCTGATGCACAGTACGAGCGACTGTACGCCCGTGTTCTATTGCAACCGGAAAATCAAGGCAGCGCTCGACAAGCTGGCGACGAACAAGGCGAATCTCGCCCTGTCCTTCGAGATGTTTGCGGGCAAGCCTGTGACGATGTTCCAGAGCATACCGATTCGTCGGTGCGATGCCCTGCTGAACACCGAAGCAGTCGTCGCCTAATATCGCTGCGAAACTTTAAAGGAGTAAAGATTATGATAGTTGATGTACTTAACATGTTCTCCGATTCGCAGGCGATCACTACGACCGCCCGCTCGAATTGGATCGACACTCTGGCCTACCGGGACATTGGTACCGGCATGGAACTGGAAGTGTACCTGATGGTCGATGAAACCGTAACTGCTGCGGGTTCGTCCACTGTTACCTTCGCGCTTCAATGCGATGATAACAGTGCGTTTTCCAGCGCCACTACGCTTTACACCACGGCGGCGATTGCGAAAGCAACGCTGGTCGCTGGCTACAAAGTGTTCGACGGGGTTAAAATCCCGAGGGGATGCGAGCGTTACGTCTCGATCCTTTACACGGTCGCGAGCGGCCCGAACGACACCGGCAAATTCAATGCTGGCATCGTACTGGCAAGCCAATCGTGGAGGGCTTACCCGAACGCGATTTAACGCCACAAGGTCGGAGGGGAGCAATCCCCTCCCTCCTTTTTTAACCTTTAAGGAGTTTTTTTATGCAGGAAGTCAGAAAGAAAATGGAAAACCCCGCCCGGGCTCGCCTGTTCGAGCCGAGCGAAGGCACGGAATGTCTGGTACTCAAGGATTCGTTTATCAACGACCGGATGTACTTCAAAGGCGAGAAGGTAATTTTGGCGGCTGGCATTAAGCCGGGCAAGGCGCTTAAACCTCTGCGCGATGTTCGCGGCGGGGTGCGTCCGGCCCCCACCAAGGAACAGCTACAGGCGGCCCAGAAACGCACTGAGGACAGCGAAGGCGCTGGCGTTGATACATCGGCGCACGAACAGCGCCCGACCGTGCGGCAGGACGCTAAGACCGGGAAGAAAGAATAACCCTAGAGATTCACTCCGTGTTAGGTTGACTAGGGCGGCCAGGGAAACCGAAGCCGCCCACTTTTTAAGGGGCGGCTATGGTAGATCGCGTTGGTATCTGTAAAATGGCGCTCGGTCATATCCGGGCGGCGACTATCGAGGCATTCGAGGAGGCATCGCCGCAGGCCGGTTGGTGCAGGACATATTACGACATAGCGCGGCAGGTCGCGCTTTCCGGCTTCAACTGGGGGTTCGCCCGCCGCCGCCGCTCGCTGGTATTGCATACCGAGGAAGCGCCGGAAGGATGGCTTTACCGATACCAGTACCCATCCGACTGCTTGAAGGCCCGTTATATTGAATTGCCGAACAGGAACCCCCGCTCGCCTGCGCCTTTTGAAATAGAGCTTGACGCAGCGGGAGATTCAAAAACGATACTGACCGATGTCGAAAGCGCGATCCTGATTTATACCGTCGATGTGACGAACACAGCGCGCTTCACGGCTGAATTCGTGAATTGCTTTTCGTGGCTGATGGGGAGTTACCTTGCAATGCCGGTCGCTGGCAGCGGCACGGTCGATCATGAAAAGCGGTGCTTCCAGTTTTATGAATTGTTCGGCAGCCGTGCCACAGCTTCCGATGCAAACGAGGGGCAGGAAGATGAAAACCCGCCCAGTGAATTCGAGGAGGCAAGGGAGTAATGCCGCAGGTCATCCAGCCGAGTTTTGCAGGCGGCGAGATTAGTTCCGATGTGTACTCCCGCGTTGACATCGCAAAGTATCAGGTGGCATTGCGTACCGCGCTTAACGGGTTCATACGGGCGCAGGGTGGATGGAGCAACCGGACGGGGTTTGAATTCGTCGCGCCGACGAAGTTTCAGGATAAAATTTCCGTCCTGATTCCTTTCCAGTTTTCCACCACGCAAACCTACAATCTAGAATTCGGCGACCAGTACATGCGCGTTGTGAAGGACGGTGGGCTTGTACTCGAAACCGCGCAGTCGATCACGGCGATAACGCAGGCAAACCCCGGCGTTGTCACGAAAGTCGCCCATACCTATCTTAACGGCGAATGGGTGTTTTTCTCGTCGGTCGTCGGCATGACGCAGGTGAATAACAAATATTTCAAGGTGGCGAACAGGACGGCTAATACCTTTGAATTGCAGACGGTTTACGGGGTGAACGTCAACACCACGGCTTACGGGGCGTTTACCTCCGGCAACATGGCGCGGGTGTACGAAATCAGCACACCGTATCTCGAGGCCGACCTCGAAATCCTGGCATCCAGCCCGCCAGCGCAGAATTTTGACGTTCTGACACTGACGCACGCTTCCTACGCGCCGCGCGAACTGACACGCACGGGGCATGCCGCATGGGCGCTTTCGACAATTACCTTCGCCCCCGTGCTGGCTGCTCCGGCAGGTGTGGCCGCAACCGCAACGGTCGCGGTCGGCGCCGATAAGACCTACCGCTATGTCGTTACGGCGGTGGCCGATGAAACCTTCGAGGAATCGCTTGCCTCGACATCCGATGACTGCTCGAACAAACTGGAAACGGCCGGCAACTATAACACGGTCACATGGAGCACCGTCACCGGGGCGGTGAAATATTACGTTTACCGGGAGGTCAACGAGAGCGGCATTTACGGCTTCGTCGGCGCTGCGGCTGGGCTTACCTTTACGGACAGGAATATCGATCCCGACGAAACCGACACGCCGCCGACCGCGCGCAATCCTTTCAACGCGACGAATAAATATCCCGCCTGCGTGACGTACCACGAGCAGCGCCGGGTGTTCGGCTATACCAACACACAGCCGCAGACGACTTTCGCAACGCAGGTCGGCAACACGAAAAACCTGAACACGTCGAATCCCGCGCGCGATGATGACGCATGGACGTTCACCATCGGTGCTCAATCCGTGAACGCGATCCGGCATCTTGTCAGCCTGAAAAACCTGCTGAATTTCACCAGCGGCGGCGAGTTTATCTTCAAGCCGGGTGCCGATGGCGACACGATCACGCCGTCATCGATCGCGGTGAACAACGAATCGCGTTACGGCTCGGCGCACGTCCCGCCGATTGTGGTCGGGAAAACCGTGCTTTTCGCAGAGAGTTCGCAATCAACGGATACCTTCGATAAAGGCTATGCCGTGCGCGACTTTGGGTACACATTCAACACCGATGAATATAACGGGAATGATCTTACCGTGCTGGCGCGGCACCTGTTTGAATTCGACCGGCTGAAAGCGTGGTCATACGCGAAACGCCCTTACGGTATCGTGTGGGGCGTGCGCGAGGATGGCATTATCTGCGCCCTTACCTACCTGCGCGAGCATGAGGTCTGGGCGTGGCATCGGCATGATACCGATGGCTATTTCGAGTGGATAAGCTGCATCGCCGAAGAAGGCGAGGATAAAGCATATGCGATCGTGCAGCGTGAAATAGGTGGCAGTACCCGGCGCTATATCGAGCGGATGCACTCGCGCAAATACCGCAACGTCGAGGATGCTTTCTTCGTCGATAGCGGACTGACGCTTGATTTATGGAATGACACCGCCGTCACAATGACGCTCACGGGCGGCACTGACTGGACGGTCGAGGAAACGCTGACGCTGACGGCCAGCAGTGCGAGCTTTAATTCCGGCATGGTCGGCGATGTCGTTTTCCTGCGCGAATACGCCGCGAATGGAACTATCGTCACCACGGCGCGGGTTGAAATTTCGGCTTACACCAGCACCACGGTCGTTTCCGTCATGCCTGTGCAGATAATCCCCGTGGAACTTCGCTCAGTGGCGACTGCCGACTGGTCGTTCACGACGACCGAAATAACCGGGATGGATCATCTTGAAGGGAAAACGGTGAGCCTGCTTCTCGATGGCTCTGTCGGCGTGCAGACGGTGGTATCGGGCGGAGCGATCACCGTGCCTTCCCCTGTGGCGAAAGCGCATATAGGGCTGCCTTACAACGCCGATTTCCAAACGCTCGCGATTGCCGGTGACATCAATCAGGGCAGTCTTATCGGGAAGAAAGTGAACGTCAACAAGGTCAACATCGTCGTGCAGGAAACTCGCGGTTTATTCCTCGGCCCGAACGAAAACACGCTGTTCGAGATTCCCCAGCGCCAGTTTGAAAACTGGGGTGAGCCGACACGCCTTAAAACCGGCGTTGTCGAGGCGGTCTGCCAGGGCGATTGGCAGGATGGCAGCTTCTTCGTAAGACAGTCCGATCCCTTGCCTGTAACAATTTTAGCGGTAATCCCAGATGTCCAAATTGGAAGTGGTTGATGCCACACAGATGCACGCCTTTCAGTTGGCAGGTAATCTCAGGAAAGAGGATGCCGCCGAAATCGATGCAACCAGCAGCGGCAAGGGTAAGCATGTGGAGGCGATCCTAAAATGCCTGCGGATGAGCGCCTCGTCCTCGGCGGTGTATGCTGACGGCGAGCTTATCGGTGTTGGCGGGTTGATCCCCCGTGATGGCGGTGCGGCGCTGGGCTGGTTCCTTTCCGCCGAAGCGATAGAAAAACATTGGCGCGATTTCGCCCGGGAAAGCAAAAAACGGCTGCCGGAACTTATTTCTGAATTTTCACTTGTTTATAATTTTATCGATGTGCGATATATTAAGGCAATCAGGTGGTTGTTGTGGCTGGGATTTCGTACGAACGAGGTCTATGAAATGGCACCTAACCGCTACCACTTCGTAAAGATGTCGATAGGAGAGGCGTGATATGGGTCAGTTTGCATTACCGCTGGCTATTATTTCCACGGCCTTCGATGTCATGGGGGCGGTGCAGGACGCTTCCGCCGCGAAGAAAACAGCCAAAGCGAACGCGCAGATTTCGGCGAATAATGCCATTGTCGCCGAAGCAAATGCGAAATATGAGGACAACCGTGCAGCGGATGCGCGACGCCGCGGCCAGGCCGATGCGAATATCCTCCGGCGCAGGCTGGCGCAGGTCGAGGGTAAGCAGCGTTCGGGATATGCTGGCGGCGGAGTGATGGTCGATACCGGCAGCCCGCTCGATATTCTGGTCGATACGAACACGCTGGCCGGGTATGACATCTTCACCACGATCGACAATGCCGAGCGCGAGGCTTACGGTAACGAGCAAAGCGCCTATAATTTCCGGGCGGAAGGAACCAATTACACGAATCAGTCATCGCTCTACAGGTCGCAGGCGGCGGGAATCAGCCCGCTTATGCGCGGCATCAGCGCGGGGATTAGTGGCGCGAGTGGCGTATCATCGAAATGGTCAACGCTATCCGGCCCGTGGCAGTCATCGAGCAATTTACCCTGGCAATCGCCCGGTAACGTCAATCCGCAAGGGGGTTATTATTAATGGTTCAAACAGCCAGCGAAGCCGGTTTCGGCAACATCCAGCGGCGGGCGCTACCGGCGCCAGCCACGCCGCGCCAGAATCTTAACGTCCCGGTCGAGGCTTTCGGCGGCGGAATGGCGAATAATTACACGCCGCTCGCCCGTGCTACGGGGATGGGAGCGGAGGCCGCGTTCAAGGTGCAGCAGGAAGAAGATGCGCTCGGCGCTGCGGCGCTCGATGAACAGTTCCAGCGCGAGGTATTGCAGCGTGCCTATACCGGGCCGGATGCATGGTTTGCCAAAACGGGCGGCGATGCTATGGGGCTGGCCGATGAGGCCGACAAGCAACTCGCCGATATTCGGAAAAAATACGCCTCGACGACGACAAATCCCCGTGTGGCGGAGTTGTTCAACCGTTCGGCAGAGCGCACGCAAACGAGCATGTTAGGATCGGTCGGGCGGCACCAGTTGACGCAGCTTACCAGCTACAGGAGCGAGGTTGGGCAGGGCAGGATAAAGCTCAACGCCGAGCAGGTGGCGCTTAACCCGCTCGATGATAAATTATTTGAGCAAACCCTTAAGGATAACACCAGCGCCGCCCTCGCGCTTCATCAGGGCGAAGGTGATGCCGGTGCAAAAATTTACGAGGAAAATTCCAAGTTGTTCGCAGCGCGGGCCTATACGCTCATGCAAAGCGACAACCCAGAGGACGTGGTGCGCGGCGGTGAATTCTTTGATCGGTCGCGCAAAGAAGGGAAGCTCACGCTCGAGCATGTGTCGAAACTGGAATCCCTACGCGATGCCGCATACCCGAAGGCACTGGCGACGAGGGCGTATCAGCAGACGACCCGCGATAGATATAATTTCGGCGAAGTGACATCAGACAAGATTTTCGGGGCCGTACTGCTTCAAGAATCTGGCGGCCAGCAGTTGAAAAACGGCGTGCCGGTGACATCGCCGAAGGGCGCAATCGGTATTGCACAGGTGATGCCTGACACAGCGAAGGAAATGGCTCCCGAAATATTCGGCGCTCCGCTCGATGAAGAAAAATACAGGTACGATCCTGAGTACAACGCCGCTCTCGGCAAGGGTTATTTTAATAAAATGCAGACGAAATACGGGAATACGGCGCTGGCGCTTATGGCGTATAATGCCGGGCCTGGCGCGGTCGATGAGCGGATCACAAAATTCGGCAACCCCGCAAACGGCGAGGTTTCGTTCGACCGCTTTTTATCGACCATGCCGGCCGAAACGCAGAAATACGTTACCAATATTCGCGGCTCGCTTGGATTCGCGGGTGCTGGTAAGATCGACGCGATTCAGGCATCGGCGAAAGCCGAGGAACTGGAAAAGGTCGCGGCAGGCGCGGGCGATAATTATTTGTCGATCGTCAAAAAACAAAACGATATGGTCGATCAGCAGCAGAAGGATTACGCGCTGGGCATCAAGCAGCAGGTCGCCGATGTCATGGCGCAGTCGAACGGCGATATTTCTGCCGTTCCCTCACATTTAAAAGGCGAAGCAATGCGCCTTGGCCTTTGGCAGGAGCTATCGAATTTCGACGGTGCGACCGAGACAAATGCGATCCTGAAACTGCGCGGCATGACACAGGATGAATTCGCAAAAACCGACCTGCGCGAATACGCCGGTCGGCTCTCCCGCGAGGATTTGCTTAAAGAAGTTGAGCGCCAGACGAAGCTTAAAGAGGGAGACGAGGGATATAAAAAATTCGCTGACAGCACAGAAAAATACTGGATACGGTCAACAGGTAAGAATGATACAGGTACGCCAAAATCATCCTTCCAAATTCGCGCCGATGAACAGTTCCGTGCGTTCGTGCGTAAGGAAAACCGCCCGCCGAATGACGAGGAAAGCCGCGTCATGCTGCAGGGTCTTACGCTCGAAAGCGATGACTGGGGTACGAAGAAGGGGTATGAATTCCAGCCGGTCGAGGATTACAGTATCGGCGGCGTGCCGCGCGCCGAGTACAAAAATTATGCGAATGCCCTGACATCCCTCGGCTATGATGTAACTCAGGAAAACATCGAGGCGCTGAATACCTCGCCGCAGAAAATAGTCGGCGCGGTCGATGGTGTACCGAATGAGCAGATTAAGCCCGCCGTTGACCGTCTCGTGAAAAGCGGGCATCGTATCAGCCCGCAGAATATCCGGGTAATTTACGAGCTCGCGAAACTTGAAATGCAGAGGCGGCAGGAAAATGGCAGGTGAAATCGTCGAACCGCTGATTCCGGCGAATCCGCTGCCTCCGCTAGAAAACAGCCTTGACCCCATGCAGCAGCCGGTTTTCGAGCCGGATACGCAGGCAATGGATGCTGCGATGCAGGCGTTTACCGAGCAATCGAACCGTGTGCAGGTGAGCCGCAACCTCGACCGCGCTTATAACACCACGCCGGAACAGGCTGCGCGCACGCAAAAGCTTTCCGAACTGACGGGTATGTCTGCCGCATCGATCGAGGGGCGTGAGGATGATGTCGAGCGCGAATACGAACTCCGGGCCGAGCGCCTCGACCTGATAAATAAGAATTACCCGGCGCTTAGAGAATCGCTTAAGGATTCTGATTTCGCGAACCTGACCCGCGATGATCTGGCGAAGCTGATGCGCGTTGAAGAAATATCGCCGGTCGTGGCGCGCGGTGAAAGCAATACCTTCGAGGATCAGGTCGGCGCTTTGGAAGTGCAAACGGCGAATCAGGCGATTCTGGCTTATACGCGAAACATCGGCGATAAGGATGCGCTGGCGGAATTCATCGCAGACCGCAATAAAGCCTATCAGGACATCCAATCCCGCTACCCCGGCTATGTACGCGAGTTCACCCGCGAACGCGCCTCGGCGACAGGTTTCTTCGACACGGCGGGCGTTGCATTTTCAAACCCACGCGCTGCTGCCCGTGTTTATGGAACTCAGGCGGTCGCGAGCGCCGTCCTGCCGATTGCGCTTGCCATACCGGGAGCAAAATTAGGCGCTGCC